AATTGTTAATTCTAATTTTTCTGTAACTGTGTTGTAGACTTTAAAAATATTTTTATCTATTTGATAAAACACAGAATTATCTGGATAACTGCCTACTCCGTTACTAGTAACTTCTGCTTCGTTTGCGACAACTTGAATATTTTCCGTTAATTGATCAACATAACGGAAATCATCTACGTTGTCTGTAGTAGTATATTGTTTTAAGAATATATATTTTTTAGTTGAATTTTCTGTTATGAATTTATCAAAAATTTCTGGGTCATCAACTACACCGTCATCGTCGGAATCAAAGAACCCAACTTCGATCTTTTTACTGTCTACGTAGCCTTCGTTATCTCTGTATTCTGCAACCACTTCCCAATTAAACGGAACTGTGAATGGAGAAAGTCCGTAACCACCAGCATCCGGTGTTGTATTAATGCTCATTAGTGATATTTTATCTTTTACAATTTGATTAGTTAAAGGATCATATACCTTGTCTGAACTATCATAATAGAATCTAATTTCTTTGTCACTTTCAAATACATAACGCTGGCCTCTATATGTAATAGTATATGTTTCGCCGTCAGTTTCAAATAATAAAACCCAACTTGCATCTAAATTTTGACTAGACAAGTCACCAGTTTTACCAGTACTAAACGGAGAACGTATAGCAAGATCACTTGCTAATATTACACGCCAAGTATTTGTTTGGAAATCATATCTAAGACCAAATGTTTTGTAAGTAAACACTTGATCAATAATTTGTGTTTGTATTTGAGTTTCAATTTCTGTAGTAAATAATGGTTTAATTTCAGTTAACAGCGGAGCAGTAGATAAATCGCCGTTGAGTGGACCTGGAATAATATCGTTTAATATAATTGGTCCTTGTCCGTCTGTAGTATTAGTAATACCCGGTCCGGATACACTTACAACTTTAGTCCATTTATAAGTAGTTGCGCCTGGATGAGTTGCTGCGCCTGCCATTATAGTACCATTAGGCATAAAATGGTACCCTGCAGGTACTTCAAATTTAAGCATTGCTCCAGGCTCTAAATATTGCAGGGTTGATGCAGTAAATGATCCTGTACTAAGTTTACTTTGATCAGTGTCTGTAAAATACCCAGTAGTTATGTTTGTGGCTTTTGTAACTTGGTTCCATCTTGCACCAAGGTCGCCTACTAATATCTTTGCAAATTGAGAATAATAAAAGTTTTTAACTTTATAATTTTTTAATATTTTTTCAATTTGAGTTTTAATAACACCTTCGATATCAGTTTTAGTTGAAAATGTAAATTGTTCTTTACTAGTAAGTGTTTGATTATAAATTATGCCGTCTTTACCATAAAGATTAGTTTGTGAATATTTTCCTGTGGCATCTAATAGATCGTAATATCTACTAATACCACTTGATGTTCTGTTTACACTTTTTACTTTAATAATTTCTTGACTTATAGCTAACGGAGCAACTTGATAATCTTCGCCTGTGATCATTCTATTTTGTGTATAGTATGTTGCAGGAGCATTAGCCTTTATTTCATCGTTTGATTCTGAATTTGTTGCATTATCAATATTATATTTTAATTCTAAACCAATGGTAAGTTTTTCACTAGATCCAGTTTTACTTTGATAAGGTATTGAAATAGTGATATTAATCATTTCTTGTGGAGTAATTACAAATCTTCTATTATCACTAACTCTGTAGTATACTTTAAAATTACCTTTTGGTAACTCTCCAAAAGTGCCGTCCGCAAAGATTAAACTAATCCTGTCGTCGACTCTTGTTAGTACCGAATAAATGTTTCTTATATTTTTACTTAGACTATTGTAAACAATATTGTTGCCTTCTACAGCGTCAACTTTTGTCCATAGTTCTGATTCATTTCCAATACTATCAAGTTTGTACAACCAAGTATCAGAATTGTTAACGTTAACAGCGTCAATAGCAACTACCTGATTAGAAGAAGGTTTTGAAATATTAAAGTCGCCTTGGTCTAAACGTCCTTGGCGAAAATGTGCAAAGAAGCCAGTGTTGCTGCTGCCAGCACCCTGGCCGTCATCTCTATAAAGAAACGCAAAATTACTACCTGGTAACGGAGCTTCTTCAGCAATGGCGCCGTCATCAATGTCAGTACTTACAATTTCAAATTGTGTTGATTTACCATCAACGCTTTTAGTAAAACCAAAAACTGGAACATCTGTATTAATTCCGTTTACTCTGTATTGCTCTGCACTTATGCCATTTACTGTGTCTTTTTTGTTTGGACGTCCAACAACACCGTTTACTGGAAGTGCAGAATTAAGAATTTTGATAAACTGCTCGTACCAATCTTGATTTGAAATATCGTTCCATATAACTGTCTGGCCAGATAAGTTAGTACCATTTGAATCATATATTTCTTCAGTAGAACTAACTGTTTCAAATTTCAATAATCCATTTGCTGCTTGGTTACGTTTAGGGTTATAAGAAAGCAATCTTGCTAAACGTAATACGCTCTCACGGCGTTCTGCTAGTTCTAAGAAGTTTTCACGAGCATTTAAGTCAATACGGAAGCTAATATTTTGACCTAAGAAAGCAATAAGATCAATTAATGCTAGGTATTCACTAGACTCTACATAATCATTAAAGTCTTCTGGGTAATTTTCTCGTAAATACGAAATCATTGTTCGACGTAGATTATCAAAGTCAAAACTTTGGAAATCTGCGTTACGGAAAGACTGATAGACTCGCTTCCAATCTTCCGCTAGTAATAATCTATTTTGTCTATCAGTAGTCGACATACTTGCTTCCTTTTATGTGTTACAGTATTTATTAGAATTAGATAAGTGCGTATATAATTCGTTAAGTTAAAATTGAATTATCTTCATCAAATTTCATACGCATACTTTCTGATATATTGTACGTCAAATAAGTTAGTGTGCATTCTATTATAATGCCGCTTTCGTATGTGTCTACCGTGACTTGCTCTACTTGTACCCGGGGGTCGTAATTAATAATGTCTGTAACATTACTTGCAATTGCATCTCGTAAATTTTCGGTCATAGGTTCAAATAATACGTCCCAAATAACAGTGCCAAATTCAGGATTTTCTAATTTTTCGCCTACACGAATATGAAAATGATTTATAATATCTTGTTTTATAAGGGCAATATCATAAAGATTAAACCCAGTATTTTCAGGATTTGTTGTTGAGATACCTCTATAAGCACGACTAGCAGCGGCCATTGCAGGTCGCTTATTACCCTTTACAGTTATATCTTTGTATAGTTTTTTCTCTTGTGTGCTCATAACTATATTTACCTTAAATTTATTGTGCGCCAGCTACGTTAGGATCTACCCGGTTTCCAGCTTCAATGTTTGTGCCTGCCGGCTCAGTTGTAATGCTTGCTACTGGAACTAAATCTCCAGTTATAATTTTACTTGCAAACCCCTTACCTAAACCAATGCGGTTAGTAGTTTCTTTGCCACCTTGGTTTGCATAGCCAACTGCTTTACGGAATTGCTCTCCTAGTGTGTCAAAGTTAGCACTAGTCCAAGTTATACTTTTTGATTGAATATATGCACACGCAATTTTTACAGCAATTTCTGGATCGTTTACAAGATCAGGGTTGTCAACAATTTGTCGGACACCTGCTTTTCCGCCGTATGTTTCATAATTCCCTTTAAATGTTAACTGAATTAATCCTCTACCACGGTATTTGTATCCTTCGTTTTGCGCATTTCCATAACGATTGCCGTAAATAGTATTACCAATAGCAGCAGGACCTGCTGCTGCAAGTTCTTGTGCAAATGCATCTGTTTTAACGCGAGTCGGAAACACTCTTCTTAGAGTGGAAGCTCTATAATTTAAGTTTTCACTTCTTGGTTTAAATCCACACTCTGCTTGTATTTGTGCCATTGCCATACCTAATGCTTCTGCATTACCCGCAGTTTCTCCTTCGGCTAGTCTGTTTGGATCTGATGAGTTTAATGCATTAACAGGGTCTAGTCCTATCTTTTTAATAAGCTCACTTAAAAAGAATTGCTGCAATAATGTAACTTCAACTGGTTTAGCAGGTTGATTACCAACAGGTCCTACTTGGCCTGGAACAACTGTTTGCGGGCCATTAATATTTGCTGCTGTAACTGTTTGTCCCGTAGCAGCACCACTTCCGGCTAAGTCAGAATCACTAGCAAGTTGCGGAGTTGATTCTCTTAGTGAAGGACTTGGCGAGCCGCTTGCTTGTGTAAAGTTTGGACCAAATGTTCCTGGATCTAAATGCTCGTGTCCTGTCCACGGTTCGTGTACTGGGACACGCACTGGCCATAGAGCTGGTGCTGCAACGTCTGCTGTTGCTGCTGAGCTTGCCGAGCCCGCTGGATCAGCACTAGTTGCTGCTGGGCCGTTTAAATGGATGTTAGGAGCACTTTGTAAAATATTTCCGCCAGAGGCTATTTCTGTTAGGCCACCTGCTGTAAGTCTATTGTGTCCGCCGGAATTTAAATCTAAACTTGCTTGTGAATCTTTTCTTGCGCCTGTTGTATTAATGTCAAGTGTTGCAGCATTGCTTTCTGTGTGCGCACCTGTTGTAGTTACATCTAATGTTGCGTTATTTGATATAGTATGAGCACCGGTAACTATTGTGTTGCGTGTAGCACCTACAAATAGCTTTTGGTCTGCACCAACATAGATATCATTGTTTGCACCAACATCTAATTTATGATCTACTCCGACTTTAACATCACTATTATTTGAAACAGTAAGTTTGTAATCTCTACCAGAGTTCATATTAATATCACGGGCAGCAGTCATATTAATATCTCTATCAGCACTTATGTTTAAATCGTTTTGAGTTCTAATACTAATACTATCTTGTGCATAGATATCAATCTTGCCGTTGCCTGTTAATTCAATCCACGAAGATCCATTAGCATTTGCAATGTAAATTAAATCTTCGGAGTTATGCATTAAAATTTGGTGGCCTGTACGAGTACGGAATCTTACACATTCGCCTTTGGGGATGGTTTTTATTCCAGTAGTTGCTTGCGGATCTGCGATAACATCAGTGTAGACCATTGCATCCTGGCTAGCATAACTATTTCGTATATATCGCTCATCACCGTCATCCATTACAAAACTAGAGCCGCCTAAAATACTTGTAAAAGTTTGTGTTCTAGCGTCCGAAGTTCCTACAGCACTTTGCGGAGCACCTTCTCGTTTATCTCTCGGCCCTGGCGTACTAATTCCAAAAACACTACTTGGTAAATTACGTCTACCTGAACTATTAGCAGGTCCTCTAATGTCGTCGTCTACAAGCCCCTGTCGGCCAAGAATAGTATAAAAATCTGTATTAACTGGTTTTTGATAATTTGATGGATTTGTTCCAAGACCGGATGATAATCTTTTATTATACTCTCCAACAGGAAGTTTTTTAGTACTATCAACATTATTATATTCTGACCCAGCCCAAGGATCCGGAGTCATCCAATTTTGATATGCATCTTGGACACATCCAATCCAATATCCTCTTGCGATGTTTCCTTCTGCAAACATAACAAGAACTTTTGTTCCTGTGCTTGGAGGAACCATCCACATACCATAGCTTTTTTGCGTGCCTTGGAAATCGTCATTAGTAGTTGTTGCACCAATAGGAGTTACTCCTGCAAACGGAGTCATATATTGAACTGTTACAATTTGTCCAGACTTCTCTGGCTGGTTGCCTGCTCCGTTATTTTTTAATAACTCAACTTGTAACGATCCCATTCTTTTAGGATCTAGATGAGATACTACAATAGCTTCATAAGGTCCGGGACTTACTACTAGTGATTGTCTACTTGAACGTCCGTCTATTGCCATTTTAAAAAGTCCTAATTATTGTGGATTTCCTGTAGGTGTTGTAGCTACAGGTGTTGTGTTAGATTCTGATGCCGGAGTTACATTTTCTTGTGCTGCATTAGTGTTAGCGTCTGCATCAGTAGATTCTATTGCTCCTGTTGTTCCTGGTAGAGCAGTTGTATTTGTTTCGTCTTGTTTTCGTCTTCTAAGCAAACTTAAAACTTGAACAAACTTTCCGCTTGAAAATGTATTTGCAACTTTTAGTACCTTATATAGCCCACTAAACTCTCCTATAGGCTTGCCTCCAGTGCTAGGAAATTTCACTCCGCCCGTTTCATCATCGTAATCAACCGGGGTCCTAAAATTAACTAATACTTCTACTTCACTACGCTGATAATCCATTGAGCCGTCACCGGTGTATCCTTTAGCAGCAGCCGGCGAACTATAATTTCCTACTCCGCTATCTGCTAGATAATAAGGATCTCCTAATACCGTCAATTCCATTGAAATCATATCAGTTTCATTATTTACTATTGCTTCATTAAACATTCTTGCAACCTGAACTGCTGGAGATTGGATTGCTGCGCCACCTCCGCCACCTGTTCCTGGTGCTCTAGCATCTTCTAATGTAGCAGGATCTGAATAGCCACTGCCTTCTGTATTACCAGCTGCTGGCGTATAGTTTTCTTGGTTACTGGCATTTGCACCGTCACGAGTAGCCATTCTCGAATCGCCGCCGCCGTTTATATTAGCACTTAGTGCAGTGTAAAAAGAGTTATTAAAGTTAATTTCAAAATCTATAATATCGTCATTTAATCATATGATTTTGCAGCTTGCTCTTTTCTTTTGACTATACCAACTGACGGCTGAGATGAATTACTAAACACACTACTATGAACTTTATAAGGCACTACTGCGTAAATGAATACCTTGGGATTTTCGCCAGTTGCTTGTCTTACTGCTTCGTCGGGTATTAAAAATGTTTGGGTATGTACTCTAAACCAATCTATCATTCCGTCAGCATCGGGTATAAATTGAGTTGCTGAGTTTTTTGCATAAGAACTTATCATAAGTACTTCTTCAATTATTTGTTCTATACTAGTACTTTTTGGAAATGTTAGTGTTCTAAAATCTGGAGTAATTGTAATTTCATCTGATTTAAAATTACCGTTTTCGTCTTTTACATATGCTTCTTGACCAAACGGAACGGCTCCGCCAGTAGCCATTGACTGGGCAATTGTAGCAGAAGCTATATCATTAGCTAATGCGCTGTCTTCAGCAAATCTTCTAACCGACGACGAAATATTATTATTTGTTATATATAGTTCTTTAAACTTATTAAATTCTTCTTCTACTGCTTTCATTCCAGGTGCTGGCAGATTACTGAAATTTGTTAAGCCGCTAGACTTCGTATAAAATTCTTCAAGTGTCATTGCAGCGGTCTGGGGCGGGCCACTAAGAAGGTTTTCTATTCCCAAACT